CCCGGTGCTCGAGGCGGGATGCCTCCGGCGGTAGCTCCGGCACGTCCCTCGATGGCTATGCGCCGCAAAGCGATGATGGCTCGCCCGATGATGAAAGAGGGCGGCGAAAGCAAAGCTGAGCACGCCGCTGAGATGAAGAAGATGATGGGCACCGAGGCTAAGCTCAAAAAGCACGCCTCGATGCCTGCTTCTAAAGCTCACAAAGGTCTTGCAACCGGCGGTGTGGCAATGGGTCAGGCAGGGTTCAAAAAGGGTGGAGTAATTGGCGTAGCGGCCTCTGAAAAGGGAGCTAAGGGTTATGTCAAGACCAAGATGGACACTGCTTCAGGCGAGCATCACACCCCGAAGAAGACTGGCGATGTGGCAATGGGCAAACCCGGCGGCTACAAGCACGGCGGCAGTCCCAAGTACGCTAAAGGTGGCGGAGTCGAAGGTAATGTTTCGACGTCACACCCCGGCCCAACCAACACCACCACTGGCGAAGTGAAGAAAGGCAACGCCGGGGGCTTTAAGAAAGGCGGTGCGTTGGGAAAGCGTTATGCTACGGGGGGTCTAGTCGATAGCGGACGTCCCGTAGCGATGCCTCGGCACCCGGTGTCGAAACCCGTGGCTAATGACCTGCAGTCCGGAACCTTCAAAAAGGGTGGCGGAGTACAGAAAAAGGCCTACGGCGGCGCGTGCTGAAACGGCGGGGGCTTCGGCCCTCGCTTATTTTAAGGACTTGTGATGAGAGTTCAATCGGTTTCAAAGACTGGTGTCGGCTCAAGTAGCACCGTGGTCATGAATACCAATATCAGTCCGTTTAATGTGGGCTTTGGTGTGACGGTGTCAGGTACGGTTGATTACACCGTCCAGCACTCATTTGACGATCCCAGCGGTACGATTTCTACTTGGTTCAGTCATCCCACAGTAGCGGGTGAAGTTGCGGCGGCTGATGGTAATTACGCATTTCCGGTGACGGCTATCAAACTGCTTGTTAATTCAGGCTCCGGTACGGCAACGCTTAAAATCGTTCAAGCGGGGATTTAATGGCTCCTGTCGGCTACTCCAGCGTTGCCGATCAAGCCAACACCTCAGACGGCTTTGCGTTAGGTGTCGGTGCCCAGAACGTCATCGGAGGCACGGACTACGGACTTGATGTTGGTGATAATGGGGTGGTTGACACTTACGGCACCCTGCCGCCAACCACGTTTTATATCCTGGATGAGACAACGCCAGGATATGTGCTGCAAGAAGACGACAGCAAAATTGTTTTGGAGCAATCATAATGGCCGACCAGAAAATTAGCGCAATGCCAGCAGCCGCAACACTGGATGGCACTGAGCTTGTGCCGTTAGTGCAAAGTGGTGCAAATGTGCAATCAACTGTTGGTGATTTGCGTGCGTTTGGCGCGGCTTATGGCGGCTTTAGCAGCACCCTAGATCAGACGGGAAGCACCACCGCTGGCACAGCCATGACTTGCAACACAGCGGATATTACCGACGGCATTACCCTGGTTAGCAATAGCCGTTTTACGGTGCCCAATGACGGCATTTATAACTTTCAGTTCAGCGCCCAGTTCAAGAACGTCGCTAATGAGCAGCACATTGTCACGATTTGGATCAAGGTCAACGGTTCAGATCTTGCCAACTCATCCACGCAGGTTACGGTTCCAGCCAGAAAGAATGCAGGTGTTTTTGGTTTCGCGGTAGCTGCTTGGAACTTCTATTTAGATCTGAACGCCACCGACTATGTGCAGTTGTTTTGGCTGCCTGAATCGACGGATGTAACGCTTGAAGCATTGCCATCGAGTGTGACGCCTGCGTACCCGGCTATCCCCTCGTTGATTGTTACCATGGGGCAGATAGCTTAAATGCCTGCCAAGACTAAAGCGCAGTTCCGGCTGATGAAAGCGGCTGAGAACAATCCTAAGTTTGCCAAGAAAGTAGGCATTCGACCTGATGTGGCTGCAGAGTTTACGCAGTCCAACGTGAAAGGGAAATCGTATGCAAAACTTCCTGAACGGCTTAAGAACGGTGGTCCGAGCCTTGCGATCGGTCGCGGTGAAAAGTTACCGGCGTCTCAGGGTGCGGGTCTCACGGCGAAAGGCCGCGCCAAGTACAACCGAGCCACCGGCTCAAACCTGAAGGCTCCTCAGCCCGAGGGCGGCCCACGGCGCGATTCGTTTTGCGCCCGGATGGGTCCCGTAGCACGCAAGTCTGAGCGCGGTTCGCGTGCTCGGGCCTCAATGAAACGCTGGAACTGCCCAGGGTGGTGAACGAATGGCGTACTCAGACACTTACGGTCAGGTTTTTAATGTTCAGACGCTCATAGACCACGCCGCTCGCCGGTGCGGAAAGTTAGCCGAAGAACTCACCAGCGAGCAACTCGTCACGGCACGAGAGTCGCTCGGGTTCGTCATGACGAATTTGATCAATATTGGTATTCAGTATTGGGCAATCAAAAAAGAAGTCATTGGATTAACGCCTGAAAAGTACATCTACAGCTTGCCCGTCGGGGCTAATGATGTTTTAAACGCGCTCTACCGCACTATGCAGCGGCCCACGCCCAGCTCAGGCGGGGGTTACTCTTCCTCAACCGGGGTTGCAGGTCTGGCATTTGACGACAACGTCAACACCTACACTCAACAGTCGGCCCCTAACGGCAATATTGCGATCAACTATGGCACGGATAACGCTGTTTACGCTGGTTCGATTGGTGTTTTGCCTTATGTTGCGGGTGGTGGCAGCGCCACTTGGACCTACACGCTTGAGTATTCGACGGATAACATCACCTGGAACACCCTGGAGGATGTGGGCACGACGCTCGTAACCGACAACCAGTGGCACTGGTATGACATTGACCCTGGACAACTGGTTCAGTATTACCGAATCAGAGCCTACAGCGGCACGACGTTAGCCCTGCGAGAGTTTTACGTAGGTAATCAGTCGCGTGAAATCACGATGTCACGTCTGAATCGTGACGATTACACCAACCTGCCTAACAAAAACTTCACGGCCAATCAGCCTTATCAGTTTTGGTTCAACCGCACCATCCCGCAACCTGAAATTTACCTCTGGCCGACGCCCTCAGACCCATTTGTACAGATGACCGTGTGGTATTCAAAGCAAATCATGGACGTGGGTGAGTTGACTGATGAGTTGCAAATCCCTCAGAGGTGGTACCTCGCCACGCTCGCTATGTTGAGCCACCAGTTGTCGCTCGAACTGCCCGCAGTCCCTCTCGATCGCGTTCAGTACCTCGAAACGCAGGCCGAAAAATACCTGAATCTGGCCGAGCAAGAGGAGCGCGACCGTTCTCCTATCTACTTCGCGCCGGATATCAGCGTTTACACCGCATAATGCCTATTTTTCTTGATACCACCGGATACTCATCGCTGGCGATTGCGATCTGCGACCGCTGCCGGATGAAACGCCCGTATTCGGTGTTGATGAATGACCCGAACTTTGCGGGTTTGAGGGTTTGCAATGAAGGCTGTGCGGACCAGAAAGACCCCTACCGCCTACCAGCCAGGAAGACCGAGCGCATCAACTTGCGCTTCCCGAGACCTGATGTTTCGGTAGCGGTTGACCCGAACTCGATTCTCACCAATGGTGTGCAGCAGATCGTACTTTCCACAGAGCAGAACACCGAAGTTCCCGAGAATGACGGCAACGTCGATGGCATTAACCTTCAACCCAGTCCCTGAACATGCCTAATCAGACGATCACGCAACTCCCGACCGCAGCCGCGCTGACTGGCACTGAGCAGGTGCCGATTGTGCAGAGCGGGGTGACTGTGCAGACCACGGTCGGTGACATTGCGGCGGTTCCTGTTACGGGATATAGCTTTGTCACGGCAACCAGTGAAGGCTCGCTCTCACAATCACGCCAATTAAGCACTTCAGGCGGTGGCTTAACGCTCACGGACAACGGTGCTGGCTCGACCCTTAATCTAAGCCTCTCCGGAGCGGCTGCAAGCCTCGTTGCAGCGGGGACGGGTATTCAGGTCAAGACCAGCGCAACAACGCTCACAGCACGCTCTATAGCGGCGGGAACGGCAGGTCTGAGCGTGGCTGATGGTAGTGGGGTTGCGGGTAACCCAACGATCTCCTTAACGGGTATGCCGCTTTACCTTGCGCAGTCCACTGGGGTTGGGTTACTAACGCGAACGAGTGGTAACAGTGTAGGGATTGTGACGCTGCAAGGTACGGCTAATGAAATTGACGTATCCAACGGCACCGGAAATGCCGGAGACCCCACGGTTGGCTTAGCGGACAACCCTACGATACCTGGAACGGCAGGTATGCTTGTTCCAGTAGGAACCACAGGGCAGCGGACCGGACTGCCCTCAAATGGCATTATTCGATACAACTCCACAACGCAGACCTTTGAGGGCTACGCAAACAGCGCCTGGCGGGACTTTGCGCTCACAGGCGGGGTAACGTCTTTTAGTGCTGGAACAACGGGTTTAACGCCCGCGGTGGCTACCACAGGTGCCGTCACGCTCAACGGCATCCTGATTGGCGCTAACGGTGGTACAGGTGTAGCCAACACGGGCAAGACCATTACGCTGGGGGGTTCGTTAACGCTTTCCGGTGCGCATGACTTAACGCTCACGCAGACCGGCGCAACCAATGTGACACTTCCCACCACGGGAACCCTGGCAACGCTGGCCGGATCTGAAACGCTGACTAACAAGACCATCAGCGGTGCAAACAACACGCTGAGTAATATTGGCAATGCAAGCCTGACGAATAGTTCGGTGACTTACAACGGCGTCACGGTAGCACTCGGAGCCTCGGGAACTATCACGGCAGCTAATCCTAATGCTTTGACCGTAAGCACAGGGCTGCAACTCAACTCCGGTACGACTTACGACGGCTCGGCAGCCCGAACGATTAGCATCGACTCAACTGTTGTCACGCTGACGGGTTCTCAGGTCTTGACCAACAAGACCATCAACGGCCCTGATAACTCGTTGACCAACATTGCTAACTCGAGTCTCGCCAACTCGTCAATAACGATTAACGGCTCTTCGGTCAGTCTCGGCGGGTCGGTTACGGTTACGGCCACTGCGTCCAACGCCTTAACGATCGGCACAGGCCTAAGCGGCACGAGTTACAACGGCTCAACAGCGGTCACGATCGCCATCAGCAATACCGGCGTATCGGCTGCAAGCTACGGCACGGCCTCTGCGGTGCCTACGATTGCTGTCAATGCACAGGGGCAGATTACAAGTGCGGTAGACACTCCAATCGCTATTGCAGCCTCCCAGGTGACATCAGGGACGCTTGCGATTGCCCAAGGGGGCACGAATGGTTCCGCTACACCAACCGCAGGAGCGGTGCCTTATGGCAGCGGGACGGCGTATGCGTTCTCAGCAGCGGGTAATGCTTCAGAGGTCTTGCTTTCTGGTGGTACGGGTTCGCCGACCTGGGCTGCGCAGAGTTCTCTTTCCGTAGGAACCGCAACCAACGCAGTGAATATTGGTATCACCGACGACACGACAACCAACGCAACGATGTATCCCGTTTGGGTGACTGCTAACACTGGAAACCTTCCGGCCAAGGTCACTTCGACCAAGTTGAGCTTTAACCCTTCGACGGGTGTTCTTACCGCCACTGGTGGCATTGCTGGCGGCGCTTTCTGAGGAAAAAACATGGCACAAAGTGGTTACACCCCCATCCTTATTTACGCCAGTTCTACGCCAGGGGCTTTGCCTTCAGCGGCTAATTTAACCAGCAGTGCATCGGGCGCAGAGCTTGCGATCAACTACGCGGACGGCAAGCTCTATTTCAAAAACAGTTCAGGTGTCGTGACGCTTCTAGCTGGTTCAAGTTCTGGACCGGCTGGCGGCTCAAACACACAGGTTCAATACAACAATGCGGGTGTATTGGCTGGTTCGTCAAACATGACGTTTGATGGTACGTCATTAACGCTTGGTGGCAACCCCACCCTCTCCGGCGGCACTGCCAACGGTGTCCTGTACCTCAACGGCTCCAAGGTGGCGACAAGCGGTAGTGCGCTGGTCTTCGACGGAAGTAACCTCGGCCTTGGGACGACGCTCCAAAACGGCACTAAGCTGAATGTCATGGGCGGGGACATTGTTCCCGCAACAAGCGGTTCTACGCAAAACGGCGGCTTGCGTGTATCAAGCCTCTCAACTGGCTCTGGTGGTTATGTTCTTGATATGGGCGTATCTAATACAAACGCGTACGCTTGGATACAAGTATCAAACTCTGCAAACCTTGCAAATGGTTTTGGAAAACCCCTTGTTATAAACCCAGTTGATGGCAACCTCGGCCTTGGGGTGACGCCGAGTGCTTGGAACAGCAGTTACAAAGCCCTACAGGTTGGAGCACAAGCCGCGTTTTGGGGTAATGCTACTGGCGCTGATATTTACTTGTCATGTAACTATTACTATGACGGTGCTAATAAATACATAGCCAACGGATATGCCTCCTATTACTCACAGTTTAATGGAGCGCATTCTTGGTTCACCGCCCCCTCCGGCACAGCAGGAAACGCTATCACCTTCACGCAGGCGATGACGCTGGATGCGAGTGGGAATTTGCTGGTGGGGACGACAACTGCGGGGAGTGATCGTGTCCGAATCAAGGCAAGTAACACAACCGGATCAAGCATCTATAACTATTTGAACTGCACGAACGAAATAGATTCGGACTTGCAAATCCGGATTACAGGGTCTGCTGCAACTGATAAGCGTGCGCTGATAACTACGACTACCAATACGCCGATAGCGTTTGGTACTAACGACAACGAACGCGCCCGCATCACGAGCGGTGGGGATTTGCTGGTGGGGACGACGAGTTCGCCAGCATATGGATCAAAGTTGCGTGTTGAAGGCGGCATTGAAACTTTCGCTACGCAATTTAATGTGGCGTCCGGCACAAGCGCACAATTTGAGTTAGTTAACAGATCTGCATCAGCAGGCTTTGATTTTTACGTCAACAGTGGTGGAACACTTGCCGCCCGCATCACAAGCGGGGGTGATTTGCTGGTGGGGACGACGACGGCTGCTGGTGAAGGCTTTACTTTGTATCCATTTGGTTCTAGCGGTGGGCCATTGCTTGTTTGGAATCGGGCATCAACAACCAATACAACAACAGCCGCTGATTTTAGAAATGCCACTGCGTCAGTAGGAAATATTACATATACCAACACCGCAACCGCCTACAACACTTCCTCCGACTACCGCCTAAAAGACAGCCCACAGCCACTAACAAACTCCGGCACATTCATTGACGCACTTAAACCTAAGACTTGGAATTGGAAGGCTGATGGCAGCAAGGGTGTTGGTTTTATCGCTCACGAAGTGCAAGAAGTTAGCCCAAGCAGCGTAACGGGTGAAAAAGACGGTGAAGAGATGCAAGCAATGGAATATGGCTCGGCAGAGTTCATTGCAAACATCATTGCTGAATTGCAATCCCTGCGACAGCGTGTCGCTCAACTAGAAGGAACCCAACCATGACTACGTTTAACTGGGTTGTGACAGCCCTAAATTGTCTCCCCAACGCCCCTGAAGGTCAGGATTACGTCATCAATGTCCACTACACGTGCAACGGCACTGATGGCACTTACAACGCTTCGGTCTACTCAACTTGCTCACTACCCGTGGTGCAGGGAACGAGCTTCATCCCCTATCAAGACCTCACTTTAGAGACTGTGCTTGGCTGGATTTGGGCTAACGGTGTCGATAAAGCTGCAACCGAGGCGGCAGTGGCTCAACAGATACAGAATCAGATTGACCCGCCTATCGTGACCCCACCTTTACCTTGGCAGACTGTTTAACCCTTTGGAGCTAACCTCATGAATCCCGTACAAGTTAACCTGACGCTTACCCTTGATGAAGTGAACGCCTGCCTGACCGCGTTGGGTAATCTGCCATTTGTGCAAGTTAGTCCGTTGATTGAAAAGATCCGTGAGCAGACCGTTCCGCAACTACCTGTACCGCAGCCACAGGAGTCCAAGCCCGAGGCGCAGAATGTCTGAAGATCTCGATAAGCGTCTGTCGGTTCATGAAGCGATTTGCGCCCAACGCTACGAAAATATCGAGAAACGCCTCGGTGACGGCAGCCGACGTATGCGCCACATTGAGTGGTTGCTGTACATCACGATTGCTGCCGTCCTGCTTGGGCCTGGAGTCGCGGCCATGTTCGTAAAGAAGTTGTTAGGTATCTAAATGCTAGACATCATCGGCGGCGGCATCTTCGGCACGATCTTCGGGGGTTTGTTTCGTTTGGCCCCGGAGGTGCTGAAATTTCTGGACCGCAAGAACGAGCGGCAGCACGAGCTTTCGATGTTCAACCGCCAGTGCGAGTTAGAGCAAATTCGCGGTGAAATGAAGTTGGCTGAGATTGGTGCCGAGCGCGACAAGGCTATTGATACGGGCGTTATGGCAGCATTTGAGGCCGCTATCAATTCACAGACCGAGATGGCTAAAGCTGCCGGTGGCTGGGTGGCATCGCTCTCGGCTTCAGTCAGGCCGGTAGTCACCTACTGGATTCTGGCTATCTGGTCAGCTTCGCATATCTGGTTTGCAATCATCGCCTCGCGTGAAGGCTTGCCAGTGCAGGAAGTCTTCAAGATGATCATGTCACCCGACTTTGCCGCGCTCGTAGCAGGCACATTTAACTACTGGTTCCTTGACCGTACCTTGAAGGCTAGAGGGTTAGCGTGAAACTGGACCTTGCCGCTGAACTGTGCCGAAGGTTTGAAGGCTTTTCAGCTAAACCTTACCTATGCCCTGCGGGGGTGTGGACGATTGGCTACGGGTCGACTTACTACCAGAGCGGTGATCGGGTCACAAAAGACGACCCCCCGATTACCCGCGAATACGCCGAGCAGCTGCTCATGCATGAATTAGTCCACACCTACGCACCGGGGGCGATTCGGGCCTGCCCGGTGTTGTTGACCTTGGCGATTCAAAATAAAGATTGGGGAAAGCTAAACGCCGTGGTAGATTTCTGCTATAATCTAGGGGTGGGGCGCTTACAAACCTCAACTCTGAGGCGTAAAATAAACGCTCAAGACTGGGACGGTGCAAAAGAGCAGCTCATGCTCTGGGTGCGCGGGGGTGGAAAAGTGTTACGCGGTTTGGTGCTTAGGCGTCAGGCTGAATGCAACTTAATGGGGTGAGGAAGTTATGAAAGAGGTATGGGAAAAACCACGGCCCAAATCACTCGGAAAACCCAAGTCTTTGAGCCCTAATCAAAAACGCGCCGCTAAAGCCTTTGCCAAGCGCTCGGGCACCAAATACCCTTCGCTTGTGGCTAATATGGCCGGAGCGAAAGCTAAGAAAGGCTGGTGACCGTCGTGACCGCCGCTTACGCTATGACTTATGACAATTTGGTCACCGACATACAGCAGTATCTCGAGCGCACCGACACGGCAACCGTCGAGCGTATTCCGACGTTCATCGGTCTCGCTGAGCAGGTCATTGCGAGTCAGATTAAATTTCTAGGCAATCTGACGGTGCAAACCACTCAAATGACCGCCGCTAATCCGGTCATTAACAAACCCGCTCGGTGGCACAAAACCGTCAGCATGAACATTACGGTAGCCGGAAGACGCCAACCGGTCTTGCTGCGCAAATACGAATACCTGCGCGAATATTGGCCGGATCCCACTCAAACCGGGGTACCAAAGTTCTACTGCGATTACGACTACACTCATTGGTTTGTTGCGCCTACACCCACCTTGGCTTATGATTTTGAAGTTTTGTACTATGAGCGTATTCAGCCGCTCGATTCTTCAAATCAGACCAATTGGTTCACGGTGTATGCGCCTCAGGCGCTGCTTTACGGGGCGTTGCTTCAGGCTATGCCGTTTTTGAAAAATGACGGACGCACCCCCGTGTGGCAGGCCCAGTACAACGCTATCATGCAAACTCTCACGGCTGAAGATAAGCTACGTATCGCTGATCGCCAAGCCATTGCTGCGGACAGTTAATCATGAGCTACACAAGCCCTTTTACGGGAGACGTGGTACAACCGACTGACGTTTCTTACGAGTCGATCACGCTCGCTGCTAACCTGCAACTGGTTTGGCCAATTAACGGCAATCTCAGCACCGACACCCCGGCCGCTCGGATCATGGACGTAACGGCGTCCAGCGCTGGTCTCGAGCTGCGTATGCCTCCCGCTACACAGGTCTCAGTGGGTCAGGACGCGCTCATTAAAAACACGGGCGCTAATACGTTCACCGTAAAAACCTACGGCGGGGCGAGTACGATCGTTTCTATTGCTTCGGGTGAAGCCAAATACGTTTACCTCACAAACAACAGCACCGCTGCGGGAACCTGGGCTAACTTTGAATTCGGGGCTGGCACGTCTTCGGCCGATGCGGCGACGTTGGCCGGGGCCGGGCTGCTCGCTTCGGGTTTGACTTTGAACCAGAGCCACCCAGTATCGGCAGTCATAGCCGGGCAGGTGTTTGTAGATAGCGATCGAGCTAAAACTTACGTTTGGGGCGGCGGTGTGACCACCGTGACGTTACCTTCGGCCGTGACCGTAGGTGATAGCTGGTTCATGCTTATTAAAAACAACGGCACAGGTACTTTGACGGTCGACGCTCCCGGTTCGCAGCAAATTGACGGTGCGCTCACAAAAGCATTTCAACCTAATGAGTCGGCTTTTATTGTCTCGACGGGAACTGCGTTTGTGACTGTTGGTTATGGTGTGAGCACGCAGTTTGCGTTTAACATCTTGAACAAAACCGTAACCGCCGGCGACTACACCCTGACCGCCTCTGAGGCGGCCAACACTATCATGATCTTTGATGGGGTGTTGACCAACAACGTCAATATCATCATTCCGCCAGTCGTTAATTTCTACATCGTCAGCAACCAGTGTTCGGCGGGTGGTTTCACTTTAACCATAAAAACTGGCGCAGTCGGCGGCGGAACAGCTGTGGTTCCCGCCAGCGGGCAGGCGTCGTTATTTTGTGACGGTACCAACGTTCTCAACGCTAACACCACGCAAGCCGGTGGCACGTCTTTTGGTATCATTAACGGTTCGGCGGCTAGCCCTTCGCTTTATTTTAGCCTTGAAACCGACACCGGTATATACCGGCCCGGAGCGGGCAACTTCGGCATATCGATCTTAGGCACGCAACGCCTTAATCTTAGCGCTACCGGGTTAACCATCACCGGCGCGGGTACGTTTTCCGGCGGCGTGGCAGGGGGCGCATTCTAGTGACCGCAAAAGTTTTCTCTCTTGATACGCGACCCGGTATCCAACGGGACGGCACCGTTTTCGATAAAGAGTATTACACCGACGGGCGTTGGGTACGGTTTCAAAAGTTTGGCGGCGATCTCGCTCGACCACGTAAGATGGGCGGGTATCGTGAAATTGTAAACGACCTGGCCGGCCCTTCGCGGGGTGTTTTTGTAGTGGTCAGAAGCCTTTACAACAACGTCTATAGCGGTTACAACGACGGGCTACAGGTCATACCGGTAAACAACAACGGGGTGGGTTCAGGGGTTACGGATTACAGTTTTGGTGGTCCGGTCTTGACAGTGGCTATAATTGATGGCGGGTCCGGGTACACCAGCGCCACATACACCAATGTGCCGCTCGAGTACAACACACCCGGCTCAGGTTCGGGCACGGCGGCGGTTGCGACCGTGACCGTTACGGCGGGTGTCATCACCGCAGTAACCATCACCGGCGGCGGTGTCAGATATGTGAAAGATGCTTTCCTGACCGCTGCGGACGCGAACCTGGGCGGCGGTGGCGGGACGGGTTTGCTGCTCAGGGTGGACACCGTAGACTCGCCGTTTGTAGCGTCAGATTTGAACTCTTGGCAGTTCGACACGTTTACCGACACCGTGGGCTATCAGACCAACTTGCTGCTCGCCCACCCGTCGCAAGACCTTCAAGACATCGACAGCGAAACCAACACCCGGTTGCTCTGCGGACCGTTATCGGGCACGACGCTTTGGGCGGCGGGGTTGTTTGCGGTCACAGGGTGCACAGTCACGAGCGGCTCGAATACGGTTACGTTAGCCTCAGCTGATTTGAAAATTGCTGCTGGTCAGGTTGTAAAAGGCTACGGTATACCGGCCGGGACCACAGTTGTATCGGTCGTTACAACCACGGTAACTTTGAGCCAAAACGCCACCGCGTCGAGCACCACTTCGCTCACGTTTGACAACGAAGTTTCAATTTCGGGCGGTGTTGTAGCGTTGCATCCATATGTGTTTGTTTACGGCAACGACGGCCTGATTTGGAACTGCTCAGCCGGAGATATTGATGATTGGGTTTCGGCTGATGCTAATCGTGTGAACGCGGCCACGGGAAAGATCCTGCAAGGGTTGCCGGTGCGTGGTGGCTCAAATTCGCCGAGCGGTCTTTTCTGGTCATTGGACTCGTTGGTTAGAGTTTCTTACGCGCCTCAGTCTTTAGGTATTGCGGGTACGGGCAATTTCGCAGCCACCACCTACTGGCGTTATGACATTATAACGAGCCAGTCGTCGTTTTTGTCTTCCTCAGCGGTGATTGAGTATGACGGAATTTACTACTGGACGGGTGTCGACCGATTCCTACTGTATAACGGGGTTACAAAAGAGATCCCCAACACGTTTAACCAGAATTATTTCTTTGACAATCTGAACTACAATCAGCGCCAGAAAGTTTGGGCCACTAAAGTGCCGCGTTTTGGTGAGGTTTGGTGGTTTTACCCTCGGGGTGACGCCATCGAGTGTACCGACGCTGTGATTTACAACATTCGCGATAACACCTGGTACGATACGGGCGAGGCGATCGGAGCGCAACGTTCGGCGGGTTATTTTTCGCAGGTCTTCAGATTCCCCGTTCAGGCGGGCTATGACGTCAACGCTGCGGACACAATCAACACCGTGAGTATAACTGACGCGGGCTCAGGTTACACCGACGGAACCTACACCTACGAAACGCTCACTGGTGGCGGAGGTACAGGTGCTACAGCCACTATTGAGGTGATTAACGGTTCGGTGGCACTCATAACGATCAATGATCGCGGCCAGGGCTACATGGTTGGCGAAACGCTAACAGCCGCGCTTGACGGCATAGGTATAGATTTTGAAGTCACGGTTGATAGTCTCATGCAACAGGTCTCGTTGTGGGAACACGAGATAGGCAAAGACCTTGTGCAGGGGACCTCGGTGCTGGCGATTGAAAGTTACTTTGTGACTTCTGACCTCGGGGTTGTTGCCGGGGGGCCGGCGACGTTCTCCCCAGTGGGTGAAAACAAATGGACGCGTATTGAGCGCGTTGAGCCTAATTTTGTTCAAACTGGCAACATAGACCTGTATGTTGTAGGTCGTCCGTACGCCGATGAAGTCGATCAGATCACCGGTCCTTATACGTTCTCACCGACGACAGGAAAAATAGACATGAAAGAGCAACGCCGTATATTGCGTTTGAAATTCGTTTCTAACGTTTCAGGGGGTGATTACATAACGGGTAAAATCATGGTCGGCGCGGACACAGGCGATGTCCGAGGATACTCAACATGACTATCGCGTTGGTCTACGACCCTAGATATCATACTTTTGAGTCTTGGGCAGCGCTCATGTGTGAACTTTACGCTTCCAATCAATTACAGGTTCCGATGTTTGATCTTGATTGGAAATCATGGGCTGCCGGGCTCAAAGCGATCGATGTGTTTGCAAACGAAGCCATCCCCGAACCTTATCAATTTGACGACTGGCAAGACTGGGCGCAAGCCCTTGTGGGCGCAGTCAATCCAAGGGTGAACTGACATGGCTTTACCGGCATTTCCGAGCGGCTGGGAAAACTACAGTCCCTCGCAGAAAATTGATTGGTTTAACGCAAACCAAGTTGATGAAGGGACGCTTCGTAATTACGCCTCTCAGGCCGACATTGATTGGATGAAGAGTCAGGGTTATCAAGGGTCTTATGAGCCGATAGAAACCGAAGCTGTGACGGGCGTTAAGCCTAGGGGGTTGGCTTCATTCACTTCACAGCCCGTCTATACGCCCGACCCAGTTTATACCCCTGAGCCTGTCTACACACCCGAACCAGTTTATACCCCTGAGCCGATAGAAACCGAAGCTGTGACGGGAGTTAAACCTGGCGGCCTGGCTTCAGTTACTTCGCAACCTGTCTACACACCCGAGCCTGTTTATACCCCTGAGCCTGTCTATACGCCCGAACCAGTCTATACGCCACCTGACAACAGCGCCCAAATCGCATCACTAGCAGCGGAATTAGGCATTCCTAAGTTTTTGGTTGCCAATTTCATTAACGCAGGATACACGGCTGATGATGTTCGGGGTATGTATCCAACGCAACCGGCTACACCCGAACCCGTGGTTACTTCAACCGTTACACCTGTAACAGTAACGTCTGCAACCGGTACATTACCAACTGCAACCGCAGAAACATCTGGCACAGGCGCACTGCCAATAAGCAGTTTTGATACGAGTGGCAACGCCATAACCGGCACTACGTTTACAGAAGATCGTTATAACCCAGATGACCCCGCTTCGTCACGCTACATAGCAGACCCTAACGCCGGTCAATATGTGTTTGATCCCGTTACCGGCAAACACACCCTTGAACCTAGCACTGGCGCAACATCGGTTGTAGGTGCAACAGGTAATGACACAGTTACAGGTGCTCTTTCAACGGCGACGGGACCCATATTAGGCGCTGATCTGGCTGATCTTTCAAATGAAACCGAGGCGGTAACTGGTGTCAAACCGGGGGTTGATTTCAGAGCTAGCACTACAGCGGCTGAGAATTTCCTCATGGCTGCGGACCCTAACATCCAGCAAGCATTTTTCAAACCTGGCTCAAGTGATCGTTATAACGGAACATTTGTTGAGACTTTCAAAGTTGAGAACGGTAAGCTGACACCTATTCAAGCCACCCCGCAAGACATAGCATCGGGCAATGTGCTGTTCTATGTAGGTGGTGCGCCAGGTGGTGATTACGCTGGAGAGAATCGCGTCGCTCAAGCCTACATGATAAAAAACGGGCAGCTAACGCCCGTTGGTGAAGCTAAGCCTTACACCGTACCTAAAGAGACGCCATTTTTCAAAGAGTTTTTGATCGAAGGTGTTTTACCTATGCTGCTCGCAGCAGCGGGTGGCTCGGGAATAGCCGAAGCCTTAGGTGGTGCCCTTTCAGGCGGTGCGCTTACAGGCGCAAGTGCGGCTTCCCTGGGTAGCGGGGCACTGAACCTTGGTGCTCAACTGCTGCGCGGCGTCGACCCGATGGACGCAATCAAAACCACGGTATTGACTGGCGGCGTTAACGCGGCTGCCAATTCATTGGGAGCGTTATTGCCAGCCGAGTTTGCTGCAGCAGGCAAAAATATTCTGTCGCAACTTATCAATACAGGCAAGATTGACCCGATGGCGCTCGTAACGAGTGTGGGTATGAGCGCAGCCTCAGACGTTATTGCGGCTGAAACGGGTCTTGATAAGGCTACTGCTGGACGACTGCTCAATGCAGGCTATCAAGCTGCTCAGGGTAACTTAACAGGTGCCACCACGTCGCTTTTGCAGTCCGGTGTATTAGGCTCATTAGCCCAAGGCTCGACCTCGGATATGAGTCCGCAAGATCGTGCTGCATTTCTTGACGCCAACGCCTCACCACTTGGGTTAAGTGCGCTTAGTCCGATCGCCGCTGAAGATGAGGAGATTGCACTGCTGCAACGGCAAAACGCTGCCAATCAAGCCCTGTCAGATTACCTAGGGCCAGGCAATGACTTAAGCCGTGAGGGTCTTGTTAGTCAATTGAAAAACCTTGGCTTCACGGCAGATCAGGCCGAAGGTTTCGCACTACAAGCAGATCAGCGCATCAATATGCAGCGCGTCGGCGCTGATGTGATGAGCCGCTACTCAAAGATTGATCCTGAGTTCGGCACACCACAGCTTGATCGAAATACGGCCACACAAGAACTTGTGGCGGCTGGTTTCACATCAGATCGAGCCAATGAAATATTGAACGGTATTGATGCGCAAAATGCGATCAAGCTTGAAAACCGGCTAAGCGTTCAGTCTGCATATCAAAACTTTACGCAAGGCAAAGGCTCTGAAGATCAATTACGCAG